GGTATAACCGCATCTTAACGGGAGGATAGAAGATGAGTATTGGAACTGGAAACCACCCGAAAGAATTGTGGCCTGGAGTTAAAGCGACATTCGGTGGAACGTATGACGAGCATGTAGAGGAATATTCGCAGATTTTTGACGAGATGAGTTCTGATAAATCTTACGAAGAATTTCTCCAGCAGAAAGCACTTGGTCTTGCACCTCTCAAGGGTCAGGGCGAAGCAATTCAGTATGAAGATACATCACAGGGTTATGTGAGTCGTATCACAAATCTAACCTATGCACTCGCTGGTAGAATTACCCGCGAAGCCATAGAAGACGGACAGTATGAGAGCATTGCAAGTCGTATTGCAAGATACATCGCTTTCAGTATCCGTCAGACTCTTGAGAACGTTGGGGCTAATAAGCTGAACCGTGCTTTCAACACTGACTACACATACGGTGACGGTCAGGTGATGATAGGTTCTTCTCACCCCGACAACGGTACACAGAGCAACGTTCTTGCTGTTGCTGCCGAGTTTTCTGAAGCTGCATTAGAGGATCTGCTGATTCAGATTTCTACTGCTGAAGATCCTAAAGGGAATCAAATTTCTCTTATCGGCAAGAAGCTCATAATCCCGCCAGCCTTGGTATTCGAGGCTAATCGGGTTCTTGAGTCTATGGGGAGACCGTCTACCGGAGACAACGACATAAACGCTATGCGTAATATGGGTATGTTGCCTGACGGTGTTACAGCTAACCATTATCTGTCAAGTTCCACTGCTTGGTTTGTGAAGACCAACGCACCCGAAGGGCTTATTTGTTTGAATCGTCGTCCTGTTGAGTTTGCAAAGGACAATGACTTCAATACAGAGGATGCTTTGATGAAGGGATCTGTACGGAAAGGGTTTGGAATGGGTGATTGGCGAGCCATTTACGGAACTGCTGGAGCGTGATGGTAGTTTAAAATTAATCTGGGGGAGGTAAAATCTCCCCTGCCTTAAAAGGTGGATTATATGGGTTATACACATTTTAGTAAAATATCAGCAGTCACAATAGCAACCGGTGCAAAAGGGTCTGAAGTTGACTTGACCGCAACCGTAGCTGAAATCAACAAAGCATGTGATTCTTCTGCAAGAGTGGATGAACTCACAGTAACCGGAACGGTTACAGCAGGGGTACAATCTGTTGAATTGAACCATGCAACTGTTGCTGTTGCTGCAACACTCGCTACTTCCGTAGGGTGTCCCGGGTTGTTTATTGTGAAGAACACAAGTGCCTCTGGAACAGCAGGGCATTCACTTACGCTTACTGCTGGAACCTTTAATGGTACTAACAATGTTGCTACTCTGAACGCTCCTAACGAGTGCTTGGTAGTTTACTTTGACAGTGCGGGCGATGGAACAATAGTCGAAAACGTAGGTGCTGTGGCGTTATCATAATGAGAGAACCAACGCATAAATATATTCCAGGCGATCACTGGATGCTGTGTGACGAATGTGGCTTTAGGTATCGCAGGTCTGAGATGCGTGAAAGATGGGATCATGCTTGGGTTTGCGAGAAGGATTGGGAACCCAAGCACCCACAAGAGAACGTTAAAGTAGTAGTAGACCGTGTTGCGGTTGACGTGGCAAGACCGGAACCAGATTCAAGCTATGTCTCACCAGCTATCACACAGGATGACTTATGACAACTAGCGGATCATATGACGCAGGGACAACCGGCTATATTTTAATTAAAGATGCCTATGTGCTTGCAGGGATGGCTGACGAAGAAGAGACTTTATCTGCCGATATGTGGGTAAAGGGGAAACGTGTCTTAAATGAGATGCTGAGTCTTCTTTCTATCCATAGAGGACTGTGGCTTATAGATGACGTTACGGTGACTCTCGTCCCTGGTACTGGAAGTTATACTATAGCACCAAGTGGCACAATAGACAGTCCCACACCTATGCGGATAATCAATGCTCGGTCTGTTTACAGCACCACGCTACATATCCCGATGGAGATTGTATCAAGGGCTGACTACATGGCATTGCCTAACAAGATACTTCAATCTCACCCTTTACAGGTCTATTACGACAAAGGCCATGGTGCGATGTACGTTTGGCCTACAGGCACCTCAACACAAAAGACAATAATCATAACAACGCAACGACCAGTACAGGATTTTGACGATCAAGGGAACACCCCTGATTTCCCGAAAGAATGGGTCTTGCCTATTAAATACAATCTTGCGGAGATGCTTGCACCATCTGGTTCTGTTCCTCCAGCAGTAGCAAGTAAAGCGCAGGAGCTTCTTGCGGCTGTTGTAAGGTTTGATGAAGAAGAAACGAGTATTTTTATACGATGAATATACCTCTAACAATAGGTCATTATCTTGGCAGATCCGGTGCAGCAAATGCAATGGAAATGGTCAATATGATGCTTGAGCCTGACGAGCAGGGCGGTGCGTCACCATATACTTTATTTGGCACTCCAGGGTGTAAAGAGTTTTCAGACCTTGGCATAGTTGCTCAGGGGAGAGGTGGCTACTCACTTCCAGGCGAAGTGCTGGCAATTGTAGGTAGTTATCTCTTTACTATTAACACATCAACTGGTGTGTCAGATCATATTGGCTCACTTCTCACAACTACTGGTAATATCCAATGGGGTGAAAACCCAACACAGGTAATGTTCATTGATGGAACATATGGATACGTTTACACAAAGGCTACAAAAACATTAAAAAGAATATATGATGCAGACTTCCCTACACCAAAATCATGCACATTCAAAGACGGGTTTGGGGTTGTTGTCGAAGAGGGTACTGGCAAGTTTTTCGTAAGTGATATTAACGACTTCTCTTCATGGGGTGCGCTTTCATTTACAACGGCAGAATATGAGCCTGACAATCTAGTGTCATGTTTAGCAAGTCACGATTCGCTCTTTGCCTTTGGTGTTAAAACAATCCAAACTTATTACAATTCTGGTAACTCTTCCTTCCCTTTTGATAACCGCCCTGGCGCTAATATGCAGATTGGGTGCGGTGCTACCAACTCCCCGGCAAAGGGTGAGAATATCATCTTCTGGTTGGACAATCACGGAGTTCCTAGAAAACTGGACGGTTATACGCAGAGTATAATTTCTACCAGACAGATTGACTACACGATAAGCAAACTTTCAACTTACTCCGATGCGAAAGGTTTCGTCTACGTACAAGAAGGGAAGACATTTTACGTGCTGGTTTTCCCAACTGATAAGGTAACGCTTGTCTATGATATGGCTGCTAACTATTGGCACAAGAGAACAAGCTACGCAGACAACGGTGCCTGGCGAGCAGCATGGATAACTCAAGACGGATCAACCATACTCGCGGGAGATATTGGTAACGGTAAAGTCTACAAACTTGATTCAGAAACATACAAGGATAACGGCGAGCCTATAAGATGGGTTTTTACCTTGCAGAATGTAAACTCTGACGATGCGATGATTTCACACGAATCTTTAAGTTTAAAGATAGACGGAGGTGTTGGTTTATCGGACGGGTCTGACCCTAAACTATGGATGACCTACTCAGACGATAACGGGCATACGTGGTCGCGTGAGAAGTGGCGGTCAATGGGTAAAATAGGTGAGTTTAGCAAAAGGATCCGATTCTTCAACCTTGGCAGGTCACGGGGCAGGGTTTATAGATTTGGCGGTACTGACCCTGTGAAACGTGTGGTTGTTTCAGCAAAACTGGAGGGTCGAAACCTTGGCTACTAACCTCAGACCACTTGCACCTCCACTTACCCAAAAGATGCTTGACGACAACGGCATTGTAACACCACCCTGGGCTAACTTTTTCAACAATCTGTATAGATTCCAGAAACTCGCTTCTGTTGCTGATGGTACATACACACTCGGAACAGGAACGACAGACGGTGAGATAACGCTTACCAGTGGTGTTATTACTGCCGTGCAGGAGGTTGTCTAATGGGTGAACTTAACGTATGTGGGAATACCTCTCTCAATATTCCTAATATGAAGGTGATTGATGTTGAGAGAGCAATCCAGCAAAAACTTAAAGAAGATTGGGTTGAACCGCAACATGAAACCACGCACCAGTTCTTCGCAGGAGTTTATGTGAGAACCCTATCAATGCCGAAAGGAACGTTAATGACTGGGGCAAGACACAGACTTAAAACATGCAACATGCTTTTGAGAGGGTCTGTATCGGTGTTTATGGAAGATGGATCAGGGGTGACAACGGTTACAGCACCATGTGTATTTGAGTCTGAGAAATATATTAAAAAACTTGTTTACTGCCATGAGGATGTGCTTTTTACAACAGTCCACCCTACGGACGAAACAAATATAGAAAAACTCGAAGAGATGTTCACTATCTCAGAAGATGAGTATATGCGGGAGGTTAGAGTATGAGTTTTTGGGTAGCCGGAGCAGTGGTTGTTGGGTCTGTAGGATCTGCAGTAATTAGCAGCCGCGCTGCAAGCAAGGCCGCATCAGCACAGTCAAGCGGGCTAGATGCGGCAACGCAAGCACAGATGGAGATGAACGATAAATCCATTGCTGCGACCTTACAAGGGTATGGCATGGCGGCTGACGCAACACGCTACGGGGCAGATCAAGCCGCACAGTCTGCACAGGATGCCATAGATGCTCAGATGGATATGTACAACCAGACCCGTCAAGATCAAATGCCTTGGATGGTCGCTGGCAAGAAAGCACTTGGCACTCTTGAGGGAATGGTAAACGCAGGGCCGGGGGAGTTTACCGAAAGTCCAGGGTATCAGTTCAGACTTGACCAGGGCAATCAGAACATCCTCAACGCTGCTTCTGCTACAGGAGGCATTGACTCTGGAAGGACGCTCAAAGCGCTTACTGAGTATGGCCAGGATTACGCCTCAAACGAATACGGTAATTTCCTTAACCAGTATTATGCTAGTCTCGCTCCATTTCAGGCTCTTTCGGGCGTTGGGATGAATGGGGCACAAAGCGTAGGATCAGCGGGAGTGCAGACAGGGGCAGGAGTGGCTGGAACGTATAACGCACTCGGTCAAAGTCAGCAACTCGCGGCTGGTCAGCTTGCGAGTAACTATGCAGCCGGTGGAGCAGCGCAAGCAAGTGGATATACCGACGCAGGAAACGCAATAGCTAACAACGCAATGGGTCAGGCTAATATTAGTGCGACTAAATCTATCAATCAGGGTAACGCATGGACTAACGCATTAAGTCAAGGGTTATCTATATACGGCATGGTCGCTGGCAATACTCCAGCCGGACAGAGTGGCCCAGTTCACTCACCTTGGCTAGACGGAGCATTTTAAATAAGGGACAATTATGGCACAAATACGATTAATGCAACCGGCCCAGTTACCGCAACAGCAGCAACTTGACATGGTTACTCCGCTCAAGGCTTATTACGCAGGTCAGCAGAACCAAAGACGCAATGCGCTTACGGATAGAAAGGTTGCTCTTGAGGATAAGAGGCTTGCTGAGTATGACGCTGGTGCTGGGCAGAGGGAACGTCAGTCTAAGATGCAAGAGACAATGAACAAGCTGAATATGAATAAGTCCTTTACGGATATGGGTACTAATATGCTCATGGGACTTAACCCAGATTCACCAACATTTAATGAAGATATGAAGGGTGTATTCTCTCAATATTCAAAGAGTATGGTTGAAGAATATGATGTTAACCCAGATACGGCAAACGATATTATGACGCATATTATATCATCGGGATACACACAACCTGGGGCTATAAGGCAGATGCAGGTAAAGGCCGGGACTATGGATAAGCCGGCCGAAGCTAAAGTTATGAAGGTTGGTAGTTCCCTGGTCAAGATTGATGGCGACAATGTTACCGAGATATTCAAAGGCGGTACACCTCCTGACTCAACACCGGATAC